TGATTCATGAACGGATCCCATCCCTCTTGAAGATATGCCAAGTTTTACACCAGAATTAACAAGTTCTTTTAAGATCTTGCCAGATGGGGTGTTCAAAACTTGTACTTTGCCCATGACAGCATCGCCATCCCACCACACTTCTGTTACAAGATGACATGCAGCCGATAAATTAATAACAGCAGAATCGGGGTGATCTAGTTCCCCCAGAGCCCTTCTTTCACGGACAAGCTTATCGTAATTTTTAACTTCGCGTTCTAAGATTGGGCGATTATAAATTCGGCCATTTCCATTAAGATGATTTGCTCGTTGCATAACACCAGTTAAAAACATAGCGCCTTCTTCGCGAACCATTCTCTTCTCTTCTTCTGTTAGAAGATCATCGCACTTTCCGTTAGGGCATAATTCATAATATTCTGTTAATAATAGTTTATTCATAGTATTCTTCAAATGCAGGCGCAACCTGCGCGAGTTATGATCCTTTGCAGCAGCGTCTAACGGGTTGAAGCATCCACTTGTTTATCCTGTTGTCCATTATTAACTCCTATTTGCATACCATTGTCACAAAATATCACATTTAAGATATATGATGTCCCTGACGAAAGCCAACTCAATATAAAGAGATTAGCTAAAGTATACTCAAATGTAAATAGTTCTGAATACCTATTAATTCCAAATAAAAATGCCCCGACCCAAAAGCCGAGACACATTGGGCAATGAAATAATTCTCCTAGCTTACCCTTGGTTGGTCTAATAGAATTAAATATAGTTCCGTATACTAAAATCTGTGTTAGACCATAAGCAGCCAACACAAAATATAAAAGATCCATTTTAAATCCTGGTCATTATGCTCATGCCGTATGGACCCCTTATCCAGCCGGGTCTAATTGAACCCTTAGTAGGTTCTTGTGGTACTTCTCCAAGAGCGGTACTGTCATCGTCGGTTGGCTCCGTTATATAATCATCTACGGCTTTTTCAAACTGTTCAACATATTCAAAATAAGGCTTTTCTTCTGTAATAAATTTGTCTATTCCATAAAGAGCTACTTGAACCATGTCGATATCTTCGTTAAGAAACATCTGCCCTTCCATAGAACCATAAACAAATCCGGCTTTTATACTCTCAGGATCGACAATGCCCTCTTTTCTTAAAAGTAAAAAAAGTCTATCTTGTGTGTCGTAAACCTCGTCATTAGGAGTGTGCTTTGCTAAGACCAAAACTTTATTGCTTTCAGGAATAATAACAATATCTACATCGGGATGATCAAATACAACAAATTGTTCGCCCAAAGTCTTGCGAACATCAAGAACAATATCTTTTTGAATTCCAATTTTTTTCTTTACGTGTGGAATTGTTACTGTAATGCTCATTTGCTTGTAATCTCATATACTAAATTTTGAATTTTTAATACGCTGCTTACCATATTTTTATCAATTGGTCTGTCTTTAAAACCTTCAATTATGGCAAGAACTTCTTTGGTTGAGTTTGCCATGTTATTATCGTTTTTAATCTCTTCGTATTTAGCGGATCCCTCAATAACGTTATAAAGTCTTGAAAGCTCTTCGTTAAGATAAATTTTAATATCAATTCCATTATCTACAAAAGAGAAAACATATTTATTTAATAGTTCCCTCTGTTCTCTGAGGAGTCCGTCAGTGTGTGTTTCGTTAAACTTGCTAGCAAAAGTTTTAAAAACCAAATTATCAATTGGCTTCATTTTATTTTGTGGTTCTGTTGTTTCTACTAACATAAGATTTTTAACAATCTGACGTTCTAGCAAAACATTTCTTTTAATATTGGCTGGTCCCAGATCTGCATCAAAAAGTTGGGATAGGGTCGCCATGCTTTTATAATTTGGAACGAAATTAACAAATACGCTTTTTGATAATTCTTTGTTGACTCTCTTAACCAAGCTTCCCTGAGCACTATGAACGTGTTGCTGTTCAAGTTTGGCATGTGCCTCTCGCACGTTATAAACCAATTTTTCAGCAGTATAGGCATCAAGACCGCTTGTTTCTAAAAGAGTNTTGTAAAGAGATAGTTCTTTTCTTAAGATAGCATTTGGATTAAAAAATTCTTTGAGAATAGAAACTACACGTAATTTGNGCTTTTGATCTTTGGATACTATTGCCTTAGTCATTTCTTTTATAAGCACTTCATATAAAAAAGCGGTATTTCTTTTCTTGTTATGTTTGTTCTTTTTCATTTTTATCACCCAATTTACTATCTTCTAGTTCCGTAATTAGTTTCTTTATTTCGTGTTTTACCTCAAATAATCTGCTTTCTTCTAAATTATCTTTATGCCCATTGGACTCATAATACATACCTGCTTTCCTAAACTCGTCACCAATAGAAGAAAGGTGATGTAGTGTTTCATATCCTACGCCGCCTGGATTATTAGTTCTGGCTGTATTTACCTCAATTCCTCGGGATTTGCTGCGAGTATGCCGCCTTCTTGGTCCGCTTTTACCTTTGCGTCTCTGGTCATCACGTTTGCCAGGGGCTGCTAAAAGTGTGTCTTCGCCCCCTTCTTCTCCAGGTTCTTCGCCTCCAGGTTCGCCACCAAGTTCGCCGCCGAGATCGTCACCGAGATCGACATCGAGATCGCCACCGAGATCGCCACCAAGTTCACCACCCATACCTTCGCCTGCCCCTTCAGCAGCGGCAGTAATAGCCGTGGCTTCTGCTTCAAGCTGAGCATCATACCGTCTATCGAAAAACATTTCTCGTTGATTTCTAATAAACTCTTCCTCAGATAAATTAAACAAATGTTCTGCAACCCAACGACGACTAAAGAAGCCTTCGGTTGCGCCCGATGCCACGTCGAACTTGGTCTTCCAATGTTCAAGTTCTTGAAGTTCCGCGATCTTAGATGGGTTATTAAGTGAAAGCTTGAATCCAATTAAATCTGCGCCCTTATACCCAAGCGTATATAAATGAATAATTCCTATTTTTTCTAGTTCTGCAATGATAGATCTTTGCAATCTCTGGATTGTTCTCGCAAAACGAATATCTTTTTGTGCAAGTGTTGTCTTATCTTCTTCGGCACCCTCACCTCTTGAAAGATAAGATTGCGGAATCTTCAATGCAGAAAACAATTTATCTCTTAAATATTTAACATCATCAATGTCGCCAGTATAAGAACCCCCTGCCAAGGTTTCAACCTTGGAAGAAACACCGCCACGGACGGGGATAAAATAATCTTCTTCAGTGCTCATCGGATTGTAACGCAAGTCTACACGACCAGTGCTAGAGTCAACAACTTGATTGCGCTTCATTTGTGTCATAACTTTTTGCATATATTGTTCAACATCCTGTGGCGCAACATTCCCAACGTCAATATAAAAAACACGGCGTTCGGGTGATCGCACGATGCGATATGCCATCATAGCGTCTTCTAACAGAATTAGTTGACGAAAAATTCTTCGTGCAGGCTCCAGGACCGAAGAGCCGTATGGCGCATATTTGTCATTACCTAATATCCTAAAATGAGCAACTTGCCAATTTTCAAATGTAAGTCCGCCCGAGTTCCACTGAAATTGTACGTATTTTGGATTGCTTTTATCTTCTCCTTCTAAGCGCTCAATTTCGTGGGTTGGAAGTCCGACAATGGATTGTATACCTAATTGTTCATCTATATCTAGATATAAAAAGAAGTCCCCATATTTACACATTGTGCGGCACCAACCAAAAAGATTGAAATCAATATTAAGAACTGTATGATACAGTTCCTGCAAAACGGCTTTAATTTCTTCATTGTGGCACTTGATATTAAGAAGAGGTTGCAAATCACTGGAAGTGGTCATTTCATCGGCATAGATGTCAAGCCCGGATGCAATTTCTGGAGTGTATTCCATCTGTTCAAAATCTTGATACCTTTCGGCTCGCATCTGATTTGCCATGATGGCTGTACTCAGTTGTTCAAAAGGATTATATGCAGATTTTTTGAAATTTAATCCTGCGGCAGACTGAAACTTAAATTTATCAAGCTGGACGCGAGAAAGCTTTCTACTCGTTTGTGTGCGATAATTTACAAGCGGACCAGAGAGCAATCGAGTTAATTGCTTAAAAAGGGTGGATTGATTATTTTTGGGATTTCTATTATTACTTGCCATTTGGTTTATCCTTTATATAGCCAGCCAAATTCGTGCATTGACTCTTTGACTTGTTGCTGCTCACCCTGGAGATCCATATTCTTTCTATACCCCTCTTGCCCCTTAATTTGATTATTGAGTTTTGTTGAGGCAACAAACATAGAGTTTGCAAATGCGTTCCTATATTCTTGATCCAATTTTCCTGCCTCAAAAGCCGTATCTCGAACCCAACAGCCAATCGCAAGAGCCATAGTTAAGTCATCATTATAACTTCTCATAGCCTCGGGACGACCATTGTTCCAAATAAAGGTTTTTAACTCATTCAATGTCCTAGAAGAATATATGGTAATTAGTTTATTTCTAATGAATTCTTCCATTTTTGCAATAATCAAAGGGCGCGTTTTCGATGTGGTCGAAAAGCCAGCGACAGCATTGGACATATTTTCACCCATCAATTGCTCAACATATTCATGAGTAGACTTAATGGAAAAGTATATATTATTATACTGTAGTTCTTGCAACTTTGTTAATATTGCAATACCAACAGAATTATTTTCAACAACAATCATCGCATTATTATATTCATGCCCTATGCTATTAACCATATCAGCGTAGACATCTAGAGTGGGCTTGCCTTGATACTCGGCAACAATCTCCATTGTTTCCAGCTTTATAATGTGAAGTGTAGAATTATCTTTGCCATCCCCTCTCGCCACGTCAGCCGACAACAGGTAGCTGCAACCATCTTGTGCCTTTTCCCAAATCCAAAAATTTCTATCAAACCCGGTTCTATATTGAGGTTCTTTAACCATTGTTTCCAGCCAGTCCAAATCTTCGGGATGAACAACCGTCTCACCTGACATATTAAAATTACATTCTAATTCTTGTGCAATTTGCCGCTGGGACATGTTCTTGGTTTCTTTCTCGAACCATTCTCGATCCCTATCGGGATGCACATCCCATAACAACTTGGTTGGAACAAAATCGTTTTGACTCTGTTCTGAATCGATATATGTTTGGTGAAACCAATTTCCCACACCATTAGGAGTAGACAAGGCTATGCAACGCCCACCTGTTGATAGTGTGGGGTATAGCCCTGTCCACAGTTCATCGAGCCCTTCAACGTGAGCCGCCTCATCAACCACAAGTAGTGATAACGCTTCTGAACGACCGGCATCAGAAGATGTGGATGAGGCTTTAATTTCAGAGCCATTAGAAAGAACGAATGACGCTCTGTTATCAATTGTTATATTTGCTATCTGCATCCAAGGCGGCAGGTTTTTAATTATATGTTTGACTTTTTTAACAAGGTTTCCTGCTGTTTGAAACTTGGTTGCAATGACAAGGATGTTTTTATTCCTATGGAACATCATCATCCACGCAATATACGCAGCAGTAGTGGTGGATATTCCCAACTGTCTTGCTTTCAATATTACATTGAATCGGTGATCATTAAAATCCCGTAATAACTCTTTCTGGAAAGGGTATAACTTAAACGGTATTAGACCTTCCAGGGGGTGGGCAATTCTTGCATAATTGTCAATAAAATAAACCGGGTCTTTGCCGCTCTTTAAGATCTCTTTTAAAATTTCATTTTTTGTAAGTTCGAACGACATCTAATCATTGTTTATTTGTTTTTGCCAAGTGCAAGAAAATCACGAATAGACTTATCTAATCTATCCTCTGAAGAATCGCCAGCAGGCAATACACCGTCGAGGTTCCCAACTTTATAATGTCGCTTGCCTGTGACAAAAGCGCGGACCTTTGAAGTGTTTTGGACCACGACGCTTACTTCGCCTTCGGGTGTCAGAGAGAGGGAGTCGCCTGTAATCTTTTTATATTCTTTTTTAAGATAATTGGCAACATTCTGAATCATATCTTCGACCTCAGCCTCGATATCCCCTGCATATACATCTTTGAGTCTAATATCGCT